TGGACACTTGTATGGTTTATTTCTAACACCTTCATGGTGCTTAATTAATTTAATTGCTTCCTTAGACGCTTTCACGTTTCTTTTCCCAAGTTCTTGAACCAAAGTAGAAACCAATAATAGAAGCTACAATGCTCATTTCATCACTAGAGAATATGGTATCCATAGCTTCAGGAGTAAAGCCACCGGTAGATTTAACTGCCCATACAAAACCTGCTACATCTACAAATACTAATAAACCTACGAATGTAAACGCTACAATAGGTCTTACAGAAGCATTTAAAGTCTTAACCCATGGTGCAGCTTCAGATACAAGTTTAGCATCATGTTCGTATAATGCTTCACGTTCTTGTGCGTATGTTTGAGCTTCAACTTCTTGTAGTTTAATTTCTTCAATTTTTTCTTGAGACTTAAAACCTTGTTGAGCCATTAACAATGCTTGTTCATTTTGCATCTTTGCCATTTCACGTTCATGCTTTTGGTCACCTTTTTGTTGAAAGAAACCAAGTAATGATGGTAAACCTGAAGTAGCAAAACCTAAGATACCTGAAATAATACTAAACATCTATAACTCCTTTGGGTCATAACCAAGATTATTGGCTATGCGTTTTTGTAGTTTTAAAAATAAACCTTTGTGGCTTACATACTTTTCTGTTTTAGGTGACTCTAAATAACATATCATGTGTATAATTTCGTGACACAATGTCTTTATGACTGTATCTAAATGACCACACTTAGCTGTGCTAATAGTAATAATATGAGGTTCACCTAATTCAGGTGGTTGATATTCACCACAAATACTATCGTCATGCACTACTACAAAGTCTACTTTACTTGCCGGTGGTAACTTATATTCGTCAAACACAGGGAACTCTATTAAAGCTGAATATAAATTAGCTATATTGTTCTCTGTAATGAATGTCATTTTGATAGTGGGTTCATTGATGCACGTTTAACTGTATTTAGCTTATCATCCATAGCGTTTACAGTAGCTTCTAATTCTTTTCTAAGACCACTTACCATAGCAGAGGTTTCACGAGAATTAGCAATAGCGTCAGATGACTTTTCAGAAGCTTTCATAATAGACTCTGATAATTGGTATTGTCTTTCATTAATAGCTTTAACTTGTATTTCTAAACCATTTAATTTAGACTCTATAGGAGCTAAGTCTAAACTGTCAACAGCTTCAATTGCCGAAACCATCTTGTTGTAGAAAGTTATTCCTGCGTAAGCGCTTCCAGCTAATATCGGCAGAACCAGTAAAAGCATCTTGAGGAGTTGAGAGCTGGAGAAGCTCAAGTTTAAAGTTTTCGTTTTTTCCGAAGTCATTATTAAGTTCCTGGTCAAATTTAAAAGCGTCTGTTAATTCAATTTGTTGTATAATAGGTTTATTAAGTATTTCTAACGAAAGGACTATCCCAAAACCATGTACAAGCTCCTTACCCTTTGGTACGTCAAGTTTAGGACTCTCCTTGCTTTCACTCTTTTGCTCAGTCTTTGGTGTTTCTTTTGGGTTGTCTTCTTTTGTTTTTGGCTCGCTTTTCAATTCCTGTTTTGGTTGTTCAACCTTAAGTTCTGATGGACTTGAAACAGGCTCAGGAGTGCTATTTGTAGGTAGCCCAGCCGGTGTAACTGTAGTTTGAGTATTAATAGGGTTAAGTGGACTACTAGGGCTTACAGGGCTACTTACATTAGTAGGGTTTGTAGCACTTTTAACACAAGTATTAGTTGTTTCTACCCATGCACCCCATACAGGACTACCATAAGGGTCAGGACAAGATGATATTCTAGTTTCTGTAATAGAACCTACATAGTCTGGTTGACAGGCTAGTGTTCTCGTTTCAGTAGTTGTTTGACACGTTGGAGGGTCTTGAGTGCAATTGTTGCTAGTTTCGTACCAAGGACTCCAAGAATTTGACGTGCAAGAATAAGTCCTCGCTTGATTAACGACACCACTATAGTGAGGTAATGGACAAGCAGAGCTTTGAGTTTCGGTAGCATTAACGCATACTGGTTGGCGATAAGGGTCGCAAATTGGGTCATCTGGTCTATAAGAAACGCACCAATAATCCCTAATAGCCACTTCGTTTTCAATACCGTTACAGTAAAGATTTGACATGTAACCTTCTTGAGTTGGTGTATAAGTGCAGTACCAAGCATAGGCATTATTTCCCTTTAGTGTTAGTAGTAGTAATAGGCTCGTCAGGAACAAGCGGTATCGTGTATGTATCGCCATATAATTTCTTGAATATAGAAGGATTACGTTCATACCAACCACGTTTAGCAGCATCACCTATAGAACCGTTTATAGGGCATGGTGAACCACTTTGCATCATGGCTTCAAATACTCTATCATCTTGACAAAGTATAGATACTGCAGCTACTTTAAGACCTAAGTCATTAAGAGTTTTAGCTAACTTAATACGTTCACAATTAACGTCTTTATAGCCAGAGCCACCACTTACGCCAAACAATGTACTAGATACAGAACCACTAACAGGAACAAGGCAAACGTCTTGGCTAAAAGCACTTATAGAAGGACTAATGGCGCTAGGTGGTGGTTGACCTTTATAGTTGATAGTAGTTGTATCTGCTTTAGCATCCATAGCAATTGCTAGTAATGCGCCTAATGTAATACCTAAAAGTAATGCGACTAGGTTTCTTAAAGATGCCATTATTTCATTCCATGAGTGAGTAAATAAACAATGATGAAACCTGCTGTGCCTAATAATATTTGTTCTAAACGCTTAAGTCTTGCATTTATCTGTTCGTAGCGAATAGCACAAATTTCCTCATGCGTATTTAAACGTGAGTCTGTGTCGTTCTTAACCATTACTATTCCTTATTGTGTGCTTTGTAACAAACCAGGAATAACTGCTCCTACTCCTGCTGTAATTGGACTTTGTGTAGCTGATAAAATTCCTTGATATGGAATATTTGCTTTACCTGACTCTACAATAAATTTAGGAACTTTAATTTCACCAGAACCTAATGCTTTACCACCTCTATATATCATACGAGATAATAAACCCTTAAATGCAGCACTTTTATCTGCCATAAACAAAGCAAATTGTTCAGCATTTTGAGTTAATAAAGCAAGACCACCTGGATTTTTATTTAAGTCCATTAATGCACGTCTTTCAGCAACTTCTAATGTATTTAGAAGTCTAGCTTCTTCTGCATTAAGCGTATTAACACCTTCAACTTTATCACCAATACCTTTTCTTAAACCACTAGCAAGTGCTTTTTGTGCTTCAACAGATGCTGCACCTTCTTCACCATATTTACCAGACAATGCTCTATAAGTACCACGTTTAAGTTTTTGAGCTAATTGAACTGACAATTGTTTTGGATGACTTGCTGCAAAATTTTCACCTGTTCTTTCAATTGCTGCTAAATCTGATACAGGGTCTGCTTGCTCACCAAAACGTTGTCTAACTTTCTGTAATGATGCTAATACATCATCTCTAGTAATAGTTGCATTTGAATTAGCAATTTTTTCGTTAATTTGAGTATTAAGGTCATCAATTTTAGTCTTAAGAATATCAACGCCTTTTCTTGTTGGGCTAATACCATATTCTAATAATGTATCTACAGCAGTTTTTGCTTGACCTGACTTTAATTGTTCTAATGTAGGCTTTAATGCACTTTGCATTAACCATTTAGCTGAGTTTTCTGCACCTTTAATAATTTTAGGAGCAATATATTCAGCACCTTTAGTTACTGGTGTTAATGGGTTAGTATATCTTCCTGCAGTACTTAATATTTGACCTGTTTTACCAATTACATTACCTGTTTGTCCTAATTTACCAATTTTTTGTAATGCACTACCACCACCACTTAACACACTAGAACCAAGCATTGCAGAGCTAACTGGTTGCTCAGCTAACATTCTTTTTAGGTTTTCTTCAGTAAACTGATTACCAATAGCTTGTGAAGTAGTTTGTGCTTCTTTAAGTTTTTCAGGGTTAGCATATCTTAATACTGACTCAGGTAAAACATTTGTTAAACCTGCAGAGCCTGCTTTAATAAGACTTTCCATTGTGTCAACAGGATGAATAAATGGCTGAATAACACCTTGTAATGCAGGAACAATATCTTTAGGCACATTTTTTAATGCAGCACCAGGAACTTGACTCCATGTATAACTTTTTGGTGTAGCAGCCTTAATAAGTTTAATTGCATCTTCTGGTGATGTACCTTCAGGAACTTCAAACCTACCAATTCTTCCATCTGGCATTTGAACTTTTGCTATAGGCATATTATTATTCCCAACCTAAAAATTTAGCTACTGCTGGAGCTGGTTCACCTTCTGTTTCTCTTGAGTATTGAGCTCTTGTTCCCTTAGGACCATACATTTGCTTCATATATGCTTTATTATTTTTATCCCATGCAGAGTCAGCACCTCTTAAATGACCATTGGCACTTACATATTCTTCTAAAAATGCTTTTTTAGCTAGAGCATAGTCATATTGTTTTTGATATGCTGCACGAATATTTTTATTTGTACTTCCTTTGTTATCAGGAGAAGGTAAAGCATTTAAATAAAGAGCAATATCTTTATCTGATGTTGAACCAGCACCTTCTATTTTTTGTTTAGGACCAAGATATTGTTGAATTTTTCTCATTTCATTAATATCAGAACCATGAAGAATAGCCCATTCTGGAGTAAATTGTTCAACTAAACCACCTGTAGTTTCTCTTCTATTAATTTCACCAAAACGTTCTAATTGCTGTAAAACATCTTGACCTTTTGTCAATACCTCATTAATTGAGTCAATTCTTTTTCTAGCAGCTTCTGCTTCTCTTGCTTGAAAAGACTCTTGGTTTTTAGGTGACTGGTTTATCCATGGAGCTGTAATACCTTTTGGTGGTTGAACAAGAGTATTAACGCTATCAATAGCACCTGTTTCACGTGCTAATGCACTATAGTCTATATCTGCCATAATTTATCCTTAATTAGTTATTCCAGCTCTACGCTTAAATTCATTTGCTTGTGCTTGAGTTGTAAATTTATGCTCTACGCCATTTGGGTCTACAACGCTAAACATTGCCATGCCACCTTGACCTCTAATTGGAGTACCTGTGGTAGTTTTTACTCCACCGCTAGAACCAGGTAGTGGTTGACCAGTTGTCCATTCGTACATAGCTGCTTTAAATGGGTCAACTGTTTGTTGATATTGTAAAAATGTTCCTTTAAATCCACCTTTTTTAGCTTCTTCATAATTTTTAATATCAGTAGTAGGTCCTAATGCAGAAGCTACTTTATCATATTCACCAGCTTGAGCTAATCCATATAATACTGGGTCATTTTTAACTCTTGGGTCATTCATAATTTTTTGCATTGCTTCTTGTTTTAAAGCAAATTGCTGAAGTTCTCTTTGTGTTTTTAAGTTTTCAATTGCTGTATTATATGTACCTTGAGATGCTTGCATACCACCAAGATAAGCCTTACCTAGATAAGGTAATATAGACCCATAACCTTGGTTTTTAGGTTGTGCTAAGTATGTTGCAACAGCTCCTAACCCACCTTGCACAAGAGCTTGGTTTTGAAGTTTTTGTTGCTCTTCATTGCTTAATAAACCAGGAATTGCTTGTTTTGTTTCTGTTGCAGGTGTTCCACCAAGATAAGGTGGCATTCTTGTACCCCAAATATTAATATCTTTAAATCCTTCTAATATATTACCCATTCCTGATTGAACTGGATTAGTAAGATATGAAAATGAGTTATTGTCAAAAAAAGCCATATTAATAGCCTCCTCTAAAATAGAAGTTAGGATACACTTGTAATTGGTTAGGTGTTATTTGCATTTGTGATGCAACTTTATTATTTTGACCTTGACCTAATGTAGGTGCAACATTATAACTTCCTCTTGAAATTGGAGGAATTGAAGGTTGCATAGTTTGTTGTGCTTGTTGTTGTGGAGTTAATGCTTCTGCAATTTGATTTGTAGCACCTAGTGTATTCATTGGGTTAGCTTTAGCGTAGTCAAACGCATTGCTTGCTGCATCAGAAATTGATGTTCCTAAATTTTGCATTATTGTTGGTGGTGTATAATTTAAACCCATTCCAATATTTTTAGCTGCATTTTGAATTGCTGCAGAACCAGTTACAGATGATGCTCCTGATAATGCTGGATTAGCACTCAATAAAGATGAACCAATTTCTCCAGTTGAACCTATAATTCCACTTGCTCCGCTAGTTCCAGCTCCTGTAGCACCTGCTCCAAACATACCTGCTGCTTGACCAAAACCACCTAAAGCACCTCCTAATGCTGCGCCTTGTAATGGATTTTTTCCCATTGCTGCAGAACCTAATGCTCCAACTCCTGCACCTACTATCATTGGCATTCCCATGTTACTTACCTACCTTTCCTACTACGTAGCATATTGGTTCTAAAATAGCACGATAAATCATGCCATAAGTATCTCTGTTTTTACCTCTTTTTTGTTTCCATATATCAGCAGTACGGTGTCTTGCGATATGCTCTAAAACACCCCTTAAAATGCGTTGTAGGGTATTCTTTTCACCTGCTTTGTAAGCATAGTTTACTAATGGTAAGAATAGTTTATGATAACCTTTTTCGTATGCTGGGTCTAAATCTTTAGATTGTGCTAACCAGATAGCATTACGGAAGCTACCAAAGCCATATTCAGCGTTCATAGCTGTACATACAATCTTGCCACCACCTGATGATTGAGATGTAGAAACTTGACCCATAGGCGCACCATAAGCAGCACCAAGATAAGAAGCAAGTTTTTGATATGGTAAATTTTGTTCGTAGTTGTAACGGTCAATATCAGCTTGTAATGCTGTTTGTTGATAACCTTCAGCAGTTTTACCTACGTTAGCTAATTGTTGAATATCAGCATAATCAGCAGCAGCCATTTGTGGTGCATTAAGTGCAGCTTGGTTTTGTAAAGCACGTTCTGCTGCGTAATTGCTATAACTCAGTTCACCGTATTTGTTAGCTAATGTGTTAGATAATGTTTGAGCTGCTCTGTTTTGAATGTCAGCAGATACACCTGAGCCATAACGACCTGCCATAGATGCTGTACCTTGTGCAGCTTTAATAGCGTCATTATATGCTTGTGTAGCTTGTTGTGTAGGACCTGCTAATGCTTGTGTTAAGTATGGGTTGCCAGCAGATAAATATTGTCCGCTAACAGTACCTAATTGTTGTGCTTGACTAGCTTGTGTTAATGGACTACCTGCTAGTGCTCTATTTGTAGCTGCTTGTAATGATGCAGTAGTTTGTGCAGATGGTGCAATATATGTTTGACCAGGGAAATAAGAAGGACCAGGAGTTTGATAAAGACCTTTAGCTTCTTGTAAACCGTATTCTACGAATGGTCTTACGGTAGGGTCTAATTCAGATGATGTTTTAGAAGTTTGACTTCCTCCTCCTGAACCACCGCCACCATAGAATGTAAATGACTGTACTAATTCTTGTACCCAATTGTGTAACTTAAACATATTATTTCCTTAAAGTGTATATTCCCATGTTTGAGGTTTAAAACCCATTTGTCTTGCTCTACGTTCCCATCCTTTTCTTTGTGAATTGAATGTAACTTTAGACTTACCGCCTTGTTTCGCTATTGCTTGAATTTCTTGAAATGCTTGATAAAATAGTGTTTGGTCATTAATAGTAGACCAAGAAGCCCATACATGAAGTGCGTCTCCTAATGGTTGAAGTACTACAAAACCTACTGCTTTATTGTTTATAATGCCTACAAATAGCATTGACCTATTTTCATAACAGTCACAATAAACATCTTCTACTATCCAAGATGTATGACCACGTTGTCTTACTAATTCAAGACCATGTTTTACATAGTCCCAATGTTGACGTAAATTATCTTTAGGTATATAGTGTAATATCATCCTATAATTATATCACGCTACAACTAAATATCTGTACGTCTTTGTAGTTAATGTGTTAGCAGGATGCGTAATTACAGCTTGTCCTTTAGTAGTAGAACTTATCCATACACCACCAAATAAACCTGAAGAATAACCGTCACCAGATATATATGTCATAGTAACAATAACACTAGGTATATTAGGTCTAGTAGGTGAAGTTAAACCTGTAAATGCTGCAATAGTTACGCTAGTATTTGATGTTCTCCATACAATTTCTATGTAGTCATTTGCTGCTAATGTAGCAAAATAATTAAGTGCAGCAATAACTTTATAAGGGTCACTAGCTGACTTTCTAGGTGCTAAACCAAAACTACTGTTAGAACCAGGTATATCTGTACCATTTTTTCTAAACCATACGTCTACTTCTTCTGTAGCATTAGAAAGACTAGATAGTTGAAGACTAAACTGTATGTTATATATACCAGAATACTTTACTTTTAAATGTGAACTACTTAATAACTCAATACCTTCTTGAAAGTCTGTAACATTTAAGTCAATAGGATATGCAACAGTAGTATTTGCTGCTGTATGTGTAGTAGTATTTTGCCATGCACCATAAGGTAATGCAGTATTAGCTGCATCTGCTGCTGTAGCAGTTGTTGCCATAAGTAAAACAACAGAGTTATAACCTATACGTTCATCATAAATAGTGGTTGATGTTGCACCACCAGAGTTTAAAGTAATTTCACCTGTATTATTAGACTTACCTTCTACAAGGTTATTTACTACTTCTGATACTTCTCTTGGCGTTCCACCTTGCCAATTAAGTTTACGATACATGTCACGTATTGACATTATCTACCACCGCTTTGTGTATAGTCTACGTCTATAGAAATAGCATGTGTCCATGTTCCTGTAGGTGTTACTCTAATTCTGTGATAGCGACCATAAGAACGTAATGGGCATGTGCCATCAGAGTTTTGTGTAACTGTAGAACTGTAATTAACAGTTCCGTTTAATTGTTTACGAGATGCTATAGCCATACTACAAGCACCATTATCTATTTGCGCCCTTGCATTAGTCACTATAGAGTTATATCCAAATTCCATTTCACCTACAGTAATGTTTGCTGTTGAGTTAGAACCTGTAAATGTGACAATTTTAGCTCCGTCTGCACCACCAAATAAGAATTTACCGCCTGACCAAATACGACTATCTAATGAAGCAGGTAATGAGTCTATAGTTCCATAAGCATCTAAACCTTCTAATGCAATAGTGGATGAAGCTAGTGATACAATGTATTCAGAAGTAGTGTCAGCAGAAGACCATTTCTTAACTAACCAATTGTAGATAAGAAGTGAACGACCACCATTAGTATTAGGATAATTCCATACTACAATGTTACGTATAGGGTCAATAGCAGCACTAATAGTGTCTTGTTGTGCAATAGCCATGTTTTCGTAGAAGTATTCATCTATCTTGTCATTACCAATGTTATATACATTAGTACCATCACAAGAATAGAAACCGTCATCAGCTAAGAAGTAAGTATTAGGTCCATATTGTGTGATAGAACCTGGTGTATTACAACCTAAATTGCGTGAAATAGCGTCAAATTGGAAGAATAATGGTGAACCAATATACGACATACGGTAAATAGCACGTTCTAATAATACGATACCAAACTCTCCTCCGGTGACCCCAACTATATTACCCCCCTCGGCGAGTATCTGATAGTCAGATTGTGAAGCACCACCACTTGTCCAGTCGGTTTCATCATTAATATCTGACCATTGTAATTTATTAGCTGTTCCACTAATATTAGCTGCAACCACGAAGTCACGAACTACTGTAATGTATTTAGCTACAGGTGCGTCAGCAGATACATCTGCAAAAACACTAGAACTACCAACTGTCCATGCTTGTATTTTAGCGTTATTATTAGATGCTAATACAGTATTACCAAATTGTGTAAAGCTCCAACGGTCTGAACCAGCATAACCACCTGACTTGCTTACATCAGATAAACCAGCAGTAGCTGAATTAAACTTAAATAGTTTAGTAGCACCACCTGCAAATAATTGTGTTTCAAGTTCAAATTTAGCAGCAGTTACGTTGTTTAAGTTTTCACTTGCAGCAGTAGAATAGTCTGCTGATAATGGAAATGGACCATAACCTATCGTTAAAGGATAGACGTTATTAGCCTCTAGTAATGCTCCAGTAGTAGTAGGTTGGTCTGGTAACCACTCTGTAAATTGTATTCTTTGGGTTGCCATTCATGGTCCTTATTCAATAATATTTTTATATCAATAATTTTAAGTTAAGTGTTTACAGGTATTTTTGAGATAAATTTACATATACTATAACGAGAAGAACCAATTGCATTATCATCACAAGTAAGTTTTGAAACTCCGTGCATTTGATGACTAGGAAAAATAATAAGAGAATTAGAGTGTAATTTAGGTGTGTAATTATTACTTTTAAAGCACAAGTTTCCACCTTGAAATTGCTGAGGTTCTTTCCATAGCGTCAAAACTACAGACATAACAGAAAAGTCTACATGATGTTCGTATTCGCTGTTATTTTTATAGTAACTTACAAAAGTAAGGTCTGTGTTAGAGTCCATGACAAAATTATAAAGATTTTTATCTTCTATCAAATCACTTAATCTAAATATTTTAGTAAAATGATTAAGAATTGAACTCTTACTTCTATCTTCAACGTAATGTTGGTCTAATATAATACCTAATTTATTGGTACTTAATGGGTCGCCTGTAAACTCTTTTGTTGTAAATGAATTTTTTTTATGAAAACTATCTAATTCGTTCCATATATCAATAAGCTCTAAGTCAGTAAAAAACTTATGAATGATGTAATGCAGGAAAGGCTTATGTAACGTTATAATTTCCATTATTTATATCAAGTTTATTGCTCTATACAGATAATTCCAGTTCCGTTTATATCAAATGTTTTACTAGTATTTACAATTCTTGCGTATTGCATAGGTTGTAATTGTACATTATTGCATGTAATAGTTCCATCAACACATACAATAAAAGTTTCTTTATCTGAAGAACCAATTGTTTCCGTAACAATACCTTTAACTAATCTAGCATTATATCTTTTATTTGTAGGGATAGGATTAATACCTAACCATTTTGCACCATTATTTCCTGCTACATATTTAATTGGTGCATTAGCATACTGAGAAACATCTACCAAAGTACCTTCAGTTAATTCAGTTGTTTGACTAGCTTCTGAGCCAGCTAATGCAGAACCACTATATAAGTATATCCAATTATTAAAAAATCCATCTGTAGTATTTGAACATACTAAATTTTCATTAGCTGTCATTGTACCATGACAAATTGAAAACCCTCTGCATCCAATACTATCTTGAGTTATCATACTGCAACCTCGTTAGAGTATGTTGGTTCATTTTGAGAAGTAATATCAGCTACATTATATTCAAAAACTTGACCTACAAGAGCTTTATATACTTCTTTTTTAGCAGGATTATCTTTAAATTCTTC